TGTATCACTTCCTTTTATAACTATTTTAAATTATTCTTATAGAAATATTTCAAGAATACCATTAAATTTAAGTTCCTTTTTAACATATGGTAGTATATAATTTATGTATATATTTAACCTACCATATAATTGATATATATTCCAATAATTCATAATAACTGAATATTACCTTAATCTATCATATATAACCGATACCTTTATAAAGTATGACAGTAGTAATTATATACAGTATATATATTATATAGTATATGATTCATATAAGTATATATATTATATGAAATATAATATATATACTCATATAATATATTTATACTATAATATGATATATATTATATGGATATATAATATATGAATATTATAGTATAACATATATTATATGATTATAAGATTCATATATAATGATTCATATATAATGATATTTATATTAAACCGAATCATATACTATGAATTGTATACGAGTAGGTAATGTGGATGAGGTTTCTTCTCACTTGAATATAAGAATCATATAATGTATACATATAATATAGAACCAATAAGTATATAAAGGAACTATTATTAGGTATTTAGTATGGGAAAAACAAGAAACTTAAAAACAGGTAAACATAGTAAACAACTTAAGGCATTTAAGGAAAAGACAGGATTGGTTCATATAGATGAAATAAAGAAACTTCCTATAGACACAGTACAACTTCTTCAAAAGAAAGTAGAACTAATGAATAACTATGCAATAGCTAATCAAAGACTAGTAGACTTATTTGGTTCGGTTGGTGGTAGGATGGTTAATGCTCTTAATGTCTACATAGACTTACAAGCTAAACTATTACAACTTGAAGATGAATGTATACAACGAGGGGAGAACCCTTTAGAAAATCCTAGTTGGTTAAAAGCAAGGGAAATGTTAGCTAAAGAGATTAAGTTTATTCATAAACATGGATTAGATGCTGCTGATGTACAAAGCAAGATAGACACTAGGAAACAGAAAAGGAATGAGGATGTAATATTTGAGGTGGAAGAAGAATGAGTTATTCAAGATGGGGGGATAGTAGATGGTACACATATTGGGGTAGTTCAGAAGTTACTAAAAAAGAAGATGAAATATTTAGGATATGTGGTGAGGATGAATTTACTTATGAACAACTTAGTAAAGGCATGGGTGGTTGTTTGATGAGTATTGCTTTAAAAACTAATTGTTCTTTTGAGGAGATTGAAGAACTTAAAGGATATATGAAAAGATTTTTAGAAGATATAGATATATATTATCTAGAGAAGTTAATGGAAGAAAATGAAATCAGATAAAGTTAAAGTAAAAAACTATGCCCCATTTACAATATGTAAGTTAAAGGGAAAGAACTGTAAGAAAGTATTGAATACTGGAATGGACATATTAGATGAGATAGATAGTACATTTATGATAGGTGGGGGAACTTTACTAGGATTTATTAGAGAAGCAGGATTTATTCCTTATGACACAGATATTGATATTGATTTGTTTATTAGAGAGGATGAAGACTATAATCAACTAGTAAAAGATATGTTACCTAAATTTGAAAAGGAAGGATATGAATTAATAAGAACCCAAGAGTATGAAGGAAAACTAATGCAAATAGCATTTAACCACAAAGAAACTAATATTATCTTTGATATATACCTCTATTATTTGGATTGGTGTGAAGACTTCATTAATGTGAATGAACATGGAATATTAATTTATCCTTTCTCATTTTATAAGTCAAGGAGGGGAATAACAGTCAATGGAACTCTTTACAATGTTCCATTGGACTTTGAAGGATATTTGAATAAGAGATATGGAAGTGGGTGGAAAGTTCCAGTAACCGAACATGATTCTTGGGAAACACATGCTGGATGCTTATTAATAGAATTATGAAGATTGGATTAACTTACGGAACATTTGATTTGTTGCATTATGGACACATCAGATTATTAGAACATATAAGTAGAGAATGTGATTATGTCATTGTTGGTGTTAGCACCGACCAATTCAATAAAACAGAAAAGTCCAAGAAGGCAATATATCCATACTGGCAACGAAGAGAGTTGGTTAATGCAATAAAGGGAATTAATAAAGTAATTCCAGAATATTGTTGGGAGCAGAAAGATGAAGATGTTTTCAAGTTTAAAGTAACTGATTTTTATATTGGAGATGATTGGAAAGGGAAGTTTGATAATTTATCTTGTAATGTCCATTACATCCCCAGAACAAATAAAATAAGTACAACCAAAATAAAAAATGCAATACATTAAATTTACAGAAGAAGATAGAGATGAATGGAGAGATAGAACTATTCCCACAACAACTGTGAAATACAGTATTAGTAGAAAAGATACCACCTACTATGCCATTAATCAACTAGGAGTTATTCCATTACTTTGGCAAATGAAGTTCTGGGATATGTTAGATGAAGGATATAAACGAATTGCTATATGTACACCAAGACAAGTAGGAAAATCGTTAGCAGTTGCTTTATTCGCATTAAGAGCTGTGGATATGAATATATTTAGAGCAGGTGTTTCAAAGAGAACAACTGTTGGAATAATTTCAGCTACAGAAGAACAAAGTAAAAAGTTAATGCAAGAGATAAGAAGATTAATTCATTTAGGAGACCACCATATTGCAGAAGTAACTCAAGGGAAAGTTAAAAAGTATTTCTCAAATAAAATAGATAGTTCTCAAAGTGCTACCAATAATAAATCCACAATTTCATTTGTAGGTGGAAATCAGATTATCTGTTTACCCCCAACAGATAGAGTAAGAGGATATACATTTAGTTATGTGTTTGTAGATGAAGCAGCTTTCATTGAAAATAATGATATATTCTTTGATTCAATAGAACCAACAGTAAGTAATACAGATGGGATTATTTGTTTAACTTCTACCCCAAATGGAGAAAGTGGATTTTATTATGACATCTTTGACCCTTACGAAAGAATGGAAACTAATGAATATAAAAGACTTTGGTTAAATTATAAAGATTTAGAAGATGGGACTATGAAAGATAATATTGAAGCTAAAAAAGTTTTGTATTATCAAACTGGAAGAGATAAACATTTTGAACAAGAGTATGAAGCAAAGTTCACAGTTCAAGTAAGTGCTTTCTTTGATAATGAAGATGTTGATAAAATGTTTAAATCTGCATTAATCAAACAAAGTAGTGAAGAAGGAGAATGTGATTGTGCTATTGATTTTGGAATGGTGAATAGCCATAGTGTAATCACAATAAGTAGATTAAATAAAGAAGGTAAGATAGAAAGGATTTATCATTACAGATATACATTCGGAGAAGATGATAAAATAATGGAAGACCTTGCTGTATTAAAAGAAAGATTTAATATACAAAGATTTATTCCAGATGATTGTCCACAGGGTTATCATACAATTCAAAAGATGGAAGAGAAAGGATGGAATGTTAAACCAATGAATTTTAAAAGAGATAAGGTAAGTAAGTATACAGAATTTAGAAGTTGGTTAAGAAAAGAAAAGATTAAGAGTTATAAAGATTTAGTATTAGATATAGAAATGAAAACACTACAAGAAGAAGAAACTCCTAGAACCACAAAGATACATAAACCAGCTGGGGGAACAGATGATTTAATAGATTCGTTTGTAATGAGTTGTTATTTCTTTTTGGAGAATGAAGGGAGGGGATTAAAAGTTTACGAGTTTTAAAAATGTATTTAAGAAGATATTATAAAAAAGGAATGAAGTATAAGTATACTGTAACCGAAGCATATTTATTTGAATTGATAGATACTCTTGGAGAGAGTGAAGCAAGTAAGATAGATAATGCTTCTTATGAAATTATACTGGAAAGTCCAGAAGAAGAGAAGGCATGGTTTTTTGAATGTTTAGAAAGGGTAAGGAGGTCTACAAGGTGGTATTTAGAGAATTTGGATGCAATTCCCACTTTTAAGGTGAATATGAGCAAGATATTTCCTAAAATGAGGAAATAAACCGAAACCTTTATAAATAATCACATTAGTATATTATAGTTGATATAACCCTATATTAAAATTCTTACAATGGCAACCAAAAAAGAACAAATAACAAAAGCATCTAAAGGATATATAGATTCTTATTATAAAACAGATATTTTTAATAATTTTAAAAAGGGTGGGTTTGGAGTACAACCTGAATTTAGTAGAGAAAAAATATTAGAAGCAATTAGAAAAGATAGTACTGTTATCGCAGCAATCACAACCCTCGTAGACAAAAGTGTAGAGAACGGATGGAGAGTAGAAGGTTACGATAAAAGAAGTAGTAAAAAAGAAATTGGACTTGATTTAAGAAAGATGAGGTTCAATAAATTATTAAGACAAATTCTATATAATCTGTATGCCTACAATAATGTTTTCATAGAAAATGTTAAAGATGGTAATGGGAAGATAAAAGAATTACATGTTTTAGAAACTACAATAACACAACCTATTTCTGATGAGCATGGAACTGTAACAGGTTATCAACAGAATGTAAGTGGTAAGGAAGTTTTTTGGAAACCAGATGAAGTAACACATATTGCCTTAAATACTTTAACAACTGGAATATGGGGAGAATTAGATATACAATCTATCTACACCTCTATTTTAATTAAACAATATATAATGGCTTATATAGGTTGGTTAATGGGGACTAATCAACTAAGGGGATTTTTTAATATTAAAAATGCTAGTGATAAACAGATAAAAGATTTCTTATCTTATTTGAAAAGAACAGAAAGCGATATTACCAAACCATTAATTGCAGAAGGGGATATAGATTATCAAATACAAAGACAATTAGAAGAAGGAAAATCTTTATTGGAAATTGTGGATATGTGTGATAATAATATTTTAATGTTATTACAAGTACCACCAGTTTTAATGGGTAAGCCAGACCAAAGTAATAGAAGTAATTCAGATACCCAAGAGATAAGTTTATTTACACGAATTGTAAGTATTCATAGAATTTTAGAAGATTCATTTGAATTTGATTTATTTCCTAAAATAGGTTATGAAAAAATAAAATTATTATTTAACCCAATAAATAAAATAAGTACTTCAAGGATATTAGAAAATGCTGAAAGAATAAGGAATATAGGGGCAGACGAAAAAACTATTGATGCATATTTAAAAATAGAAGGGTTTCCTATTGAAGTGAAATTTAAAAAGGAAGGAGAAAAAGAAACTATCATTGAAAAGAAAAGTGAAGATATGTACCCAAGTAGGAAAAGAAAATTAGATGATGAAATAAGTGAAAAAATAGGGAGTGGTGCAGAAAGTACTACAAGAGAAGAACAGTTAATTAAAAAAGGTGGAATGATGAACTCTTTTAATTCATATACACCAATAATAGAACAATATGAAGATGAATATATTTCATTTAAAAGAGAGATAAAAAATTAAAATGGAAGAAGAAGAAAATATTAAAGAACAAGAAATTTTTGAAGAAGAACCAATAATAAAAGAACCTATTGAAGAAGAAAGTAAAATAGTTCCTTTTAAATTAGAGAATTATGCATTAGTTGCTACAATAGCTAAAAATGGATTAATTTTACTTTATGAATTTAAACATATTGACGAAGCTAAAATAATAGCTCAAAAAAGATTTGATGAGATGTAATAAAAATGCCATATAAAACAAACCAAGAATTACCAACAGCAATTAAAAAACTTCCAGATAAAGCACAGACTATGTTTAGGAAAGTGTTTAATTCAAGTTTTGAAAAGTATGATGAATCTAAAGCATTTAAAATAGCTTGGGCTGCTGTTAAAAAGAAATTCAAAAAAGTAGAAGGAAAATGGATTGCTAAAGGAATGGGTTATGGATTATATAGATTTGAATTAAAAGTAAGTGATAATTTAATTAGAAAAGGTAATGATGGAGAATATTATTTAGAAGGAGTATTGTCTGATACTATGGTGGATAAAGAAGGAAAACAATTTACTGAGGATGCATTAAAAAATTATGCAGAACAAATTAATAAATTTGGAATAATGGGATTTATTTCACATCAAGATTTTTATGATTTTTCAATGAAATATTCACATTTACCAGAACATGAATTTATAGCAAAAGCAAGAAAGGAAAGGAAAGGAATATTAAAAGTAGTTAAGGCAATTTATAAACAAGGTAAATTATGGATTAAAGCTTTAATTGATAAAAGATATTTAAAGAGAATTAAAAAGTTTAAAACAATGAGTATAGAAGCATTAGTACCACAAAGATTTCAAAAAGGAAACTCTTATAATGGTGGTTATGTTTTAGGATTGGCATTAGATAATATGCCTGTAAACCCAAGAGCAAGAATAGCTTCTTGATTTGAAAGAAATGTACCCAAAAATATTAATAGTAACTCCTACTTATAGTGGGAAGGATTACTGTTTGGAAAAGTATTTAAAACATGTTGCTAATATCAATTATCCTAACAAGCATCATATCATTGTGGATAACACTCAAGATGATGGTGAGTATACTAAGAAATTAAAAGGTCTTGGAATAGAAACTTATCATGTTGATAGAGGAAGTAATAGTAGAGATGCATTATGCGATAGTATGAATTTAGCTCGTAAATACTTTCTTGAAAACAGTTATGATTATATGTTCATATTGGAAAGTGATTTGTTTCCAGAAGAAGATATTATATTTAGATTAATGTCGTATCAAAAATCGGTTGTGGGAAGCTTTTATTTGATTGGACATGAAGCAGATAATCACAAATATACAGATGCTAGAAAAGAATGGATAGAAGGAAGAATTAGTAAAGAAGAATTTAGAAAAAGAATAACTAATGTTCATCCACAAAGAGCATGTATATTTTATTTGGATAGAAAGGAAACAGGAGCATTAGGAACAAGAAATATTTCACCAAAAGAAACTTATAAGTTGTTTGGAAATGGATTACAACAAGTTCATGGTTGTGGTTTAGGAGCAACTTTAATCAGAAGGGATGTTATTGATAGATTTCCTTTTTGGACAGATACAAGATTTGGAAATAAGCATCACGATGTTTATTTTTATATGGATTTGCATAACAAAGGAATTAAAGTTTATGTAGATACAGACAATTTAATAAAACACTCTCCGAGTAAATGGGATGATGTGGAGGATATGTAAAATGGAAAAAGAACTGAAAGCAAAGTTAGAAAAATATGATAAGTTTAAATTAGAAAAAGACATAGAGAATAAAAGAAGAGAAATAAGTGAAGCAGAAAGAACTATTGAATTAACTACTCAAGAAGTTGAGAGAATTGAACAGGAAATAGTTATATTTGGTAAAGTTAGTGCAATTATGTTAGAAAATTATGGTAAGTTACCAGAAAAGTATGAACATAAATGGGAAACCCAACCAGAATATTGGGAATTAATGTCCACTAAACAAAAGTTAGAAAATGATAGGGCAATTATAAAATATAAATCAACTATACTTGCTTTGGAAAAACAAAAAAGACATGCAGAAGAAAGTTTGGATGGATTAAAGAAAAGTTTATTACTTCAAGAACAAGAAGTTAAATAAGGAGGTCAAAAATGACAGAAAAGGAAGAACAAATTAAATCAGAAAAAAATGATGATGTTGAAATTAGTAAAGAAGAACTTGAAGAAATTGAAAAGGAAGTTCTATCAAAAGACGAAGAAGTTAAAAAGAAAATGGAAAAAGATATTGAAAAGAAAGTAAGGGAAGAAATTGAAAAAGAAAATAAAATGACAGATTTAGAAAAAGAAAAAGCTAAATTAGAAAAATTAGTACAGAAACAAGCAGAGGATAAAAAAGAAATGGAAGAACAATATCAAAAAGAATTAGAAGAATCTAAAAGTAAGGAAGGTTCATCTAAAGGCATAGTCAATACAGAAAGTCCATTTAATCGGAATGAAGAACAAAAAAGAAGTTTGAATTTAAGTGATGAACAAATTAAAGAGATAGACGAAGATAGTAAAAAAGCTTTTTTGGATAAACATGGATTGAATGATAACTGGGGCAAATAAAAAAATAATTAAACAAAAGTTTTAAGGGGGAAATTAAAATGGAAACAAGTGAGTTTATCATGAAGGCATACGATGGCGATGCTTTTACTACAGCTCAAACTTCTGCTGGATATATTAATCCAGAAATTTGGAATAAAGAAGTTTTAGTACATGTAAAAGAAAATTTAGTCGTAGCACCTTTAGGAAAACAATATACCGACCTTTTGAATAAGGAAGGAGATACTCTGAACATAACAGTTGGAGTAGAACCAGCAGCAGCAGCAGCTGTAGCAGAAAGTGCAGCAGTAGGAATTACTGCATACGAGAAAACACAAGTTGTATTCTCACCAAGTGAATATGGAGCAGCATACCAATTAACTAATAAAGAAAAGTCAAGAGCATTTATTAATTTAATGCAAGATATGACAGCTCAATTAGGTTATCAACTAGCTTTGAAAAAAGATGATGTTTGTGTGGCATTATTACAAGCAAGTGCAGGTAATACTGTAGTAGCAAATGGAGTAGCATCTTCAGATATTGCATCTAGTGATACTTTGGATTATGATGACATTGTTAATGGTAAAAAAGCAATTATGATTGATAAATTAATTCCAAAATATTTAATCGTTGGAGCAGAACAATATGCAGACCTATTGAAATTACAAGCATTTAGAGATGCAAGTCAATTCGGTGGAGATATAGCTAAAAACGGTTTCATTGGAAGAGTATCAGGATTAGATGTATTCTGGACAACCCAAATTGCAGCAGCAGCAAGTAAAGCTAAAGCAATCATGTTGGGTGTAGATGGTAGTGGGGTATCACCATTCGGAATTTGTCAAAAATCAAATCCATATATAGAAACAGAATATCATGCTCTAGAAAGATATACTGACATTGTAGCAATAGAAGACTATGATGTAAAGTTATTAAGAGCTAATGGTATATGTACTATTGAATCTTATGCTGCTTAAGCATAATTTTTTAGATAAGTAACTTATTTTTAAGTTATTTATCTATTTTTTTTCTTTTTCTTAGTAAAATTATAGAAACCTTTATAAATAAATAGGGTAGAATATTATCATTGATATAAAATGCCAAACGAAGTTGTAATTAAAGATGTTGATGGGAATAAGGTAGGTATAGATGGGGATAGATTAAAGGTTGATGCTCAATTAGAAGTAACAGACATAGAAATAGGTGCTGTTGAAATAAAAGATAGTGATAGTGATAATAGAGTAATAGTAGATGGTTCTGGAAATTTACAAACTGAAGTAAATAATGTGGTAGATGTGGATGCTACTGGGCAAGGAGATGTTCCTGTAACCTTAGATGATGAACAAGTTGAAACAAAAGAATTAAATCAATTAGTTCCAGAAGAATATGATTATATTTCTTTAAGTTATACAAATGATGATTTAACAGGAGTGGTTTATAAAACAGGAGGGGTTGGTGGTGATACAGTTGCTACACTTACTTTAACATATAGTAATAGCATATTACAAACCATAACAAGAACTTAAAATGGTTAAGTTTGTGTTTAATCCTTTTACAGGAACATTAGACGAAATAAGTGTTGAAGATTTATCTGGTTATGTCCCTTATACAGATGCTACTTCTAATGTGGATTTATATACTACAGTAAATAAAAATCTTTATGCTTCAAAAATAGGAATAGGAACAACTTTAATTGAAGCTGGACATGTTTTAGAAGTTATTGGGGATGTAAATATTACTGGTGATTTAAATTTAACAGCAGATAATGATAAAATCATGTTAGGTTCTGGGGGAGATGCTTCTATTTATTATGATGGTAGTGATTTATTCATAAATGCAAAAGAAACAGGTACTGGAATATTAATTGTAAATGGTAAAATAGGGCAAACAGGAACAGGTAATTCTACTTTTTTAGGTTATCAAGCAGGGGAGAATGATAATTTAACAGATAATAGAAATATAGCAATAGGTTATCAAAGTATGTATACTAATTCAGATGGAGCATATAATACAGCAGTTGGTTCATATAGTCTTAATGCAAATACCACAGCTAATAATAATACAGCTATTGGATATTTAAGTTTATATGCTAATACCACAGGAACTGATAATATTGGTGTTGGAGGATATAGTCTTTATGCTAATACTGTGGGTACAAGAAATACTGGGGTAGGTCAAGGAGCATTACAATCTAATACGAGTGGAGTTAGAAATTCTGCCATAGGTTTCCAAGCATTAAGAAATACAACAACAGGAAGTTATAATGTAGCAATAGGACATCAATGTCTTCGAAGTAATACTACTGGTGGTTGTAATGTAGGTGTAGGTAGAGAGAGTTTATTTAGTAATACTACTGGACTTAGGAATATAGGACTTGGTTGTGAAACCCTTTATAATAATAATGGAGATAATAATGTAGCACTTGGTTATCAAACTATGAAAAATAATACTTCTGGAAGTCATAATATAGCAGTTGGATATAATACTCTTTATAGTAACACAACAGGAGAAAGAAATACTTCAAATGGATATTCTGGATTAAGAAATAATACTACAGGTAGTTATAATATAGCTAATGGAATGTTTAGTCTTTATAATAATACAACAGCTGATAATAATGTAGCAAATGGTTATTGTGCCATATATACCAATACTATTGGTGCAAGTAATACAGCTACTGGTTATCAAGCTTTATACAAAAATACTACAGGAAATAATAATGTTGCTATAGGATATGAAGCTGCAAAAGAAAATACAACAGCAGATGATAACACAGCAGTTGGTAGAGAAAGTTTATTTAATAATACTACAGGGGAAAATAATGTAGCAGTAGGAAAAGATGCTGGAAGGTATACAAAAAATGGGTCTAATAATACTGTTTCTGATAATTCTGTTTTTATAGGGAAAGATACAAGAGCTAAAGATAGTGGTCAAACAAATCAAATAGTAATTGGTCATGGTGCTAAAGGACAAGGAAGTAATACAGCAACTATTGGAGATGGAAACATAGATGCATTACATTTAGTAAAAAATGGAGCAGGAATTACATTAAGAAGTCCAAATGGAACATCTTATACATTATCAGTAGATAATGCAGGTAATTTAGTAATAACATGATACCAGAAGAAACACAAGAGGATATAGAAAGACATTATTCAGCAATGTTAGATAGTGTTAATTTAATTAAGAGAGGTAAATCATTTGATATGATAGATGAAGATTGGGAATTATATGTTGAAAGAAATATTGAACATTTAAGGATTATGAGGGAAAAAGACTTTTGGACAGATGAAGATTTTACAGAAATTGATAGAATAATTGAGGAATTTAAATAAAATGCCAAATGGAAAAGATTTTGAAAATTGGAAAGCAAGAAAAGACGAGTTTCAAGGATTTGTAAAGGCAAAACTACAAGACCAAGATAAAGTCCTTACTGAAATAAAAGACATAGTAAAGGGGGCTGTTACAAGAAATGA